CCCGGTGACGGCAAAGGTGTGCCGATGTCGGAAGAAGAGCGTCGTGTGTTGCAGGATGAGATCCGCAATGCTGTTATGCAGGCTGCTAAGGCTGCCGGTGCAGGCAATACCCCGGCTGGTGTTAAGCGTATGCTTAAGGATCTGGTTGAACCACAGATGGATTGGCGTGAAATCTTGAACATGAAGATTCAGTCTATGTTCAAGAACGACTTCACTTGGTCCCGTTGTTCGCGCAAGAGCCAGGCAAGCGGAATCTACTTGCCTGCTACACGTGAAGATGTGCGTGTCGAAGCTGCGGTGTCGATTGACTGTTCAGGTTCCATGTCTGACGAGATGCTGCGCGATTTGCTCAGCGAAGTTAAGGGCATTATGGAGCAATTTAAAGACTTCAAGCTGCGTGTTTGGTGTTTTGATACACGGGTTTACAATCCTGTTGAATTTACGCCCGATACCTTGGATGATATCGATAACTACGATATCAAGGGTGGCGGTGGCACTGACTTTATGTGCAATTGGAATTACATGAAGGAAAATGATATTCAACCCGAGCGATTCATTATGATGACTGACGGTTATCCCGGTGGTAGCTGGGGTGATCCGGATTATGCGGATACTCTCTTCTTGATCCATGGCGATCCCCATCGTCGTCTAATTGCACCATTCGGTATAACCGCATGGTATGAAAAAGACTCACGAAAGTCTTAAACGACCCGGTACACAGCCCGGGGGACATTCTAAAACAAGGAAAGCACTGGTACCGTCATTATACCAGTGCTTTCCTTTATTATTAATCATACCAGGGCGGCCCTTTCTCTTTAACGACCATAAGGCTCGTGTGTCATCTGAATGTCTAAAATTGGATTTTAATTTGGATTCAGATATTTTTCTTTTGTGCTCTTCTGTTAAGAACACATGTGATTTATTTGCAGATTTAACAGCATTGCTAATTTTTTCTTTTTCCTCATCTGTTCTGGTTCTTCCCCACATTGGGTTATTTTCACCAGTATTAGCAATAGATGCCTGTATTCTTATTTTGTTGTATGTTGTAGAATTAATAGATATTCTTTCTTGATTTTTACTAATTCTGCACATCGAAAGCAAGGCAAGAATCATTTTAGATTTCATCTTACCTGTGACCATTTTTGTTAATAGACGATGACATATAAAGTGTTCTCGTGGCTTAAGCATAACTATATTATCATGTGAATTTGGATTTCCCTGAAGGAAACCCGGTGGACCTTTTCTTTTTCTGTTTTGGTAAAAACAGTCTGGAATAATATGGTGTTTTTCATAGTAATCAAGCGTTATAGATCTTGCTTTAGCCGCAGTTATTATGCTATAATACAATTTTGTATACTTGTTATCTAGGTAAATCATATAGTTATTTATCTACTAAGGAAGTATATTACTGTGATATAAATTTGATTGGATAAAAATGGATAAGATTCCTAAACTTGGCAGCCTAATTACAGATACACAGCATAGGGACGCGGTCCATATTGCTGTTGCCCCTGTAACTGCAGGGGAGGATCTAAGACCTGGTGACCGAATCGGGTTTACAGGTAATGCATTCACTGTCGGCACTGATGCAAGGATTGTTGGTATTGTTGATCCCTTTCTGTGTGACAATGTAAAAAAGGGACAACAATTTTATATGTTCCTTTTTCCAAATACCATCACCAGCCTGAGACATGAGTGGACTCATCCCGACTTTGAGCGGGAAGAGGAATTGCTTAAAGCCGAACCCACATTTCAAAAACTTAGTGGTCCAACCGCTGAGCAAAATTGGATAAGTGAATTTGCCGAATCCATTGATTCTTCTTACGATGAGATTATGGAAGGTGCAGATAATTACGTTCGTCGCGGTGATTATCTTGTAAGAGGTGGCACCTTTGAAGGTATATCTATTCCCGAAGTATTCTGGGATAAATACGAAGTAATTAGAAAGACAAAGGTCGATGGTTCCGACCGTGGTACTTTTTTAGGTTGTAGTTGCTAATGGGTCGAGTTACATATACAATCGGAAACGATGAATATATCGAAGATGAAGATGGCAACGGCGAATGGCATTATGGTAGTGTCATTCGTTGTGTTTGTGGTAAAGTAGGATTCTGCAAGATAATTGCTCAGACCACATTTAGTGATACATATGCATGTGGATATGTTACCAAATATAATAACTCTAATAACTATCCTGAAAATAAAATTCTATAAGGGAAACAAAATGTCATACATGATACCTACAACCGATTCATATGTGGATACAGTGGCGATGGCCATCGCCAAGTCTCGAGTCCTACAAGATGCTACTGCCTTAATGGAATCTGCTGGACCTAAGGGATGGATGAATGACCAGGTTAAAGAAAGCATTGCTAAAACAGTCGATAGGACATTTCAGAATCTGTGGAATGGTACTGCTGAAATAGATTCCTTCAACAGGGCAGCTTACAGGGAAGAGGCCAGGGCTGTTATTTCTGCACTTAATCTTAAGTTTCTAACAGAACCCGACTAAAAGTATAAATATATCGATGGCCCAATCGATATATAAAAAAACATTATTTTATAGTATAAAAGCTAGTGCTCCGGAAGTCAATGATGCTGTACTAGAACTATTTTTCAAATCATGGGTCGATGAAGTTTGTAACAATGGTGCTCGTTGTAAAATAAATAAATATACACCCGTTGCTACACAATATAGAAATACTTTCTGCGTAGAATTTCCAAGAGAAGAAGATGCCCTTATGATGAAACTTAAAGGGCTACCTTCCGAATTTGAAAATTACATTGTAGAAACTTAATTCAAACATAATTCGGATGACCTAATTTATATTAGGTGTTACAATATTAAAAATAACTGGAGTTATCGTGGACGAGGTTCTACTCTTAAATGCTGATGGAATGCCACTATCAAGTGTGCCTCTTTCGGTGCGTCCGTGGCAAGAAGCCATGCGTCTTATATTCCTTGACAAGGTCAAGGTAATAAAATCCTACGACAATTGGGTTATTCATTCCCAGCATCTTGTTATGCCTGTGCCGTCTATTGTTATCATGACTGAGCAAGTCAAGTGGGCAAAGACGCTAAAATACAGCAGAACCAACGTATATTTGCGCGATAATTTTACCTGTCAGCTACAGCTAACTAATAGATGTAAAAGCAGGGCAGGCCTTGCAAAAGTAGAGGATTTAACGCTGGATCACGTTATCCCTAAGTCGCAAGGCGGTAAGACTAATTGGGTGAATGTGTGTACTTCTTGCAGGGATTGCAATAGCGAGAAGGGTGACAATGAGAAGATTAGGCCTAAGAAGATGCCTGTAAAGCCATCTTATTACGAAATCTTATCAAAGCGAAAGACAATGCCAATCCAAATAAGAGACCCTGAATGGAAATTTTATGTAGATTGGCCAGACGACCTAATAAAATTAGTAGTCCCTATTGAAGAAAGAAGGGCTGCTGCTCTTAAGAAGTCAGAATGAAAATGCCCCGCAAGGGGCATTTTCATGGCCATTTCGTCCAGAATATTTGGCATTTTTGTGGTATAGATCATAAATAAGTTGGTATAGAATTACAAACCATTTACACAAGGAGTAAAAAAATGGCTGCTAAGAAACCAACCAAAGAGACAGTTACCGTAACCCCAACAGAGGCAGAAGCTTCGACAACAACAATGGAACCAGTGCAGCTTACAATTGCCGACCTTCAATTGCTTGCTCGTATTGTCGACCTAGCCTCACGTCGTGGTGCTTTCCAGGCAGGTGAGTTGTCGCAAGTCGGAGACGGCTACAATAAGCTTGTTAATTTCTTGACATACGTTGAGAAAATGCAATCTAAAGAAAAAGGTGAGGAACCTGCTGCACCGGCTGCTGCACCTTCCGAACTAGGGTAATGTTTGCATATCTCATTACCTGCAAGATATCTGGTAAACAGTAAATTTAAGGAGTATAAAAATGATTGAGGGCCTTAAAAAGCACTCAGGTATCTTAAAAAATACCGGAGTTAGAGTTGCAGTAGTCTATAGAAAACTACCTAGCGACGATACTTCGTGCCTAGTTGTCGAGACTGAAAGACTTCCTGACAGCTATCACGATTATGTTATTCAATGCTTGAACAGCAGAGAATCAACAGAAACAAATGATTTCTACGAAGTCCTGTATCGTCGATCATTCCCGGATGGAACAAATTGTCTTACATCATTGCACCAGCGTGGATTTTTACGCAAAGAAAGTGTCGATAATGTAACAATGTTGCCATTGCCAAATCAACCAGTTCCACTTGCTCTTATCAATGCTACTATTGATAAGAAAGTAGATGAATATAGAGCTAAAGAGGCTGGAAAATCATCTACCACTGCAAAGGAAGTAATTGATCAAACTATAAAGGACACAGTTGCAGACCCGGTAGCAGTAGCCAAAGGATTAATTCTGCAGGCTGAATTACTGGAAGCTGACGCAAATGCCAAACGGGAAGAGGCATACTTGTTATCGCCGGATCTTAAACCCGGCCGTGGCAGACCTGCTCTACCAGAAGAAATTATGGCAGAGAAACTAGAAGAACGGAAAGCAAAGAGAAGAGAAAGGGATCAACGCAAGGCTGCGGAGTCTAAGATTGAAAAGAAAACTCAAGCTCTTACCGATAAGGTAAATGCTAAGATTGTTCGAGATGCAGCGCGAAAGACGGCATCGTAACGTCTCATTAAATAGCCGGAGAAATTCCGGCTATCTTCTTATAAATAATGCATAAGGAGATGTACAATGTCAAAGAAAACAACTAGTTTTAGTATGGATAAGGCCATTAGCCGTATTTCTAAACCGTCAGTCTTTGACAGGATAGTTAAAGAAATAGACGCTAAGGAAATTCCTGCGAAATATATAGAACAGATTATTGTTCAATACTATGATGGTTCTATTGTCGAAATGAGTGGTACAGAGATTACATACCCTATACCGATTAATAGAAATACTCAACACGATAAGATGGAAGAGATGTTCAGAAAGATGAAAGATATAAAAGTGTTCATCTCCACCGATCGTTTAGAAGAAGACGTTAATGAAATGGTCGAACAGTACCTAGGCACCTATTGTTAATTCATTAAACCTGTTCATAAGCCAGTCATAATTGTTTATTAAGTTAAGCATTTCTGGCTCTTGTGAATAGGTTTTTCCATATTCGGCGCCAGCTCTAGCACCAGCTATAGCAAACTCCCCAAAACACCTTTCTGCACCCTTAGAACACCATACTGATAATCTATGTTCAGTTTCTGCGTTGTTTTGATTTTGAATAATCTTCGATGATAGCTTAGTACATTCCCTAAATCCGCTTCTCCAAGCCGAAAAGGGATCTGTGTTGAAGTTTGTTATATTGCTTACTTCATCCATTATTTTAAAATTCTTAGATACACTTGTAGTAAAATCTGTGGGTGATCCTGCGTAATTCAATAATGCATTTTTAGGAAATAATTTTACACCACCATATCCGTATACTAAATCATTCACCGGGTTTTCCGACGACCAAACATGAACAGTATCTATATTATACAACGATGGATAATAATCAAAGTTAAAATTATCTTTAATGATAGAATCCGCATCCACAACATAAAACATATTAGAGGTAGCATATTCAGCTGCTTTTTTATGTGCCTCAAAAATTCCCTTCACACCATGTACTCTTTTAGCATATGGAAATCTTTCTTGCAATTTTCTAAAGTTCTCATCGGCCTGAATTTCGTCATAACTTAAAAATATAATATCAAGTGGTTTATATTCAAATATTTTGTTATTATGAATTTTTAGCTCAATTTTGCCCTTATTCAATTCATCGTCAGAATACATGTCCGAATTTTCTAATACACGTTTCTTATTGTACAATCTTACAGCAAGATTATCCCAAACGTGCAGATACTTCTTATCCCATTCATTAGGCTTAAATGAGAAATCAAAATCTATAAATTTATATTCAACATATGGGAATATAACATAGAAGAATTCTGTGAAACATTTAGATGCCATTTTCATAATATCATCTGCTGATATTGATAAAGAATCAACTTTTATCTTCCCATTAACAAAAATATTTTCAGATATACTATCTGCTATAATTTTTGTATCATCGGTGTAAACTATAAAAATCTGTTGTGCCATAAGAATCAGTTAAATACTATTTTATTTATAATAGCATATCTCAATCTGTCAACAAAAGGAAAATATGGCTTTCAAAGTTTATAACGATATTAACGACGCTTATCATTATACCCATACGTTGGTGCATGTAGAGATAGATAAAGAAAATGGTTTGATAAGAAGAACCTATAACAACAAACTACCGTGCGTATCGGGAGAAATAAACCCCGGCAATAAATCCGAACAAGAGATTAAAACTTTATTTGATAGGGATCTATTTTGGAATAAAAAATTACAGAGCAGATACATTCCGGAACTTGTTGATTATAATGAAAACGAACAATGGATGATACAACGGTATTATGAGCCGGCAACCTTAAACACCGGAAAGATACCAAAGGTAGACGAAGTTGTAGAATTGTATACTTTCTTTAAACTACATAATGTAAATAAGCTTAACGGTTCGCTTTCCAATATGACCTATAATGATAAGCAATTAATAGCATTTGATTTTAAATATGCAAGAATCCGTCCTGAATACAATAGATATGAATTGGCTAGCTATACAAAATGGTTGGTTAAGATTGATGATAAGTTACCTTCTATTCTAGCCAGATTGTTGTTCAGTGCCTAATGTGCTAAAATATTGCATGAATGATTTTATATTGGTTGAATTTGTATATCAGGAGCACGAGTTTCAAGATGTTATGTCTAGGTTGAGTGCTTTTACAGATGATACCTCTATAGTCTCGAATGTGGTATCTTCCATTAGTATATTGACTTACAAAATGAGTGCAGAAACCTCAACCGTAATTAAATTAAGTGATTCATTTTTATCGGAAAGAATGAGAGTATCTTACATCCCAGATGAACTAAAAGACAAATATAGAAAATGATGTACTATTGGTCATGTTGGTTTTCGTATAATGAATTGCAGGAAGCCGGTGCCAATGTAATATTGCCGGTTGTATTTTCTATGAATATTACTATTAGAAGACAATCCATTCTAGTAATAAAAGATTCTAAGGATTCAGTAAAAGATTACATGTTTACTGGAAATTGCGGTCTTGATAGTTTTCTAAAGATCAGATACGGGCATTCAACAGCAGTAATAAGTGAGTACCTATTCAGACATCTAAATAAAACGACAAAGGAATTTACATTAGATAATATTACATTTAATGAAGATCGCAGAAGTATATGGAATTGCTACATAGACTTTTAGAATGATAAATAATGGATGACAACAACCATATCAGAAATTCTAGCATTACCGACTAGTCCGTTTCAAGGTTCCGGTATAGTAGGAATTGTTATAACAAGCGGTGTTCCTAGTTATTTTAAACTCACCGGCATCAATCTCGATAAAATTACCAATATAAATTGGTATCCAAAAAATCCAGCCAGTGTTGAATTTGTCACCAGGCAACTCATCCTTCTTAATTCAACTCAAGGCACCTTCATGGTACAAGTAAACAACAATTTCTTGTACAACTATGATCGTGGAGGAAGATTAAGTTTTAGATTAGATACAGGAGAAACTCTAACCTATCCTGTAAAAACTTATGGACCTGTTTCCTATAGCCCTTTATGGACTTCACCATACGAAGGACTTATAACTGGGTAATTAAAACTATAATTATCGATTGCTATATGTAATATTTTGCGTACAATGTTATTATGTATAGGACTATTTTAACTATCTTAATTTCAGTGATGTGTTTCTCATCGCACGCAAAAGGTGCAACCAAGCACAAAGATGTTCCTGTATCTTTACCAGAGAGTTTTGTTGTTGCAAGTCATGATGGGACTACAATCAAGGAGCAAGGCAGCGACACTATTCGCCCCATTGCTTCGATATCAAAATTAATGGTTAGTCTACTTGCTTCCGAGCAAGAACAAGATGAACAGTTATATATTCCGCACAAACGAATAGTTTCGTCGGGCATCCCATCTTCACAAACATCTCTGTCCAGGCACGAACTTTTAACACTAGCATTAGTTAAATCGGATAACTTTGCTGCACAGATACTGTGCGAGAACATCTTTGGTTGCGTGGAAAAGATGAATGACAGGGCAATACAGCTAGGTATGAATCATACTCATTTTGAGGAACCAACTGGATTGAGTAGGGAGAATGTAAGCACAGCAAATGACCTGTTGAAACTTATTATTCACCTTTCTGATAATAGAATTATCAGCACACTATCCAGAATGCCAACAGCAGATATCTCCTATGGCAAGAAAACGATTAAGATCAATAACACCAATCCATTGACAAAAACACTTGATATTATCTTGTCCAAGACTGGATTTACTAATCCTGCAGGAGGTTGTCTAGTCATTGCTGTAAACTCCCCATTGGGGAAGAGATTCCTTGTGCTTCTAGGAAGTAAAAATACAAAAACACGAATTCCGGAAATGGAAAAACTTTATAAAGATACGCTATAATGGAATTTCAAATTATACTAGACAGGAATGAACAAAATAATCTTAAGGATGCACTCGGACAAGTCCGTATTTTAGGTAAAAGTGTTAACACAAGTTTTAATAGTGTTTTTCTAAGAGTGGATGGTACTGAAGAAGATTTTACCTATTTTAGAATTATGTTGGGTAAGGATAAGGTGTGGATCCGATAAGACTTTACGAATTTTTAATTCCACTTAAGGAAGTAGAAGAATGCAAAACTTTCTTATCGGACTTTACGGACCAGATAGAAACATATGCAAACTACATCGAAAAGACAGCGTGGATTTTCTGTGCTATATCTGATGAGGTTATGACTGTAACATCACTTAAATTCAATATTGTAAATATTAAAGTAATCGATTCTTATGATTCTTTATAATGCCCAATTGCCCAGGACTAAAAAGTAAGTTATAATAGTCTTACGTTAACTAACTTCTATAAGTTATGATTAAGCTCATATATTTCATCGATACCGAGTCAGAAAAAGAAGAGATCGAATGGCTAAAGAGCATACGTGTGTATCCAGTGGTGGAAAAATCATATGACTGGGAGAAGCATAAATATCATCTAAGAGTCGGGATGATTGTGCCGCCTGATACAGCATTGCTAATCAAGTTGAGACATCCGTTGAAATTGCAAGAAAACTATAAACAACGATGATACATTATCTTCTCAAAGTTAGTAACAAACACATTCCTGAGTTTGAAAATTACTGTAAATCCAAAGCTATATCTGTGATGGAAATATCAGGTTTTCCATTTGACAATAAAAAAGTATTTAGAATTGAGATATCAGAGACTGAAGAATTATCTATGTTGTTGCTAACCATACCTGTAGCAGCACATCTAGATATGAGGCATAAATACACTTGAGAAGGAAATAAAAATGACTACCGTCTTTACTGAATACACTTTCACATTCGAGGCATACGAAGAAGCGAAGTTTCGCCGCATCCTTGAACGCCTGGAGCCTGAAGAATTCCGCGTAATAAAGACAATTACCCAGATCGAAGATGAACGTGGAAATAAGAAGATGGAGACCATTATGGAGATGGATCCTGAAGCTGCTCTGACGTTTCGGCTTGGCATGAAGGAATTGAAAATACGTCGCAAGCGTACCGAGGAGGAACTTGCGGCAGAAAAAGAACTTGAAGAAAAAAATACAGTCAGGATTACTGTCTTGGTGCCACCGACACCATAGTGGATATTACAGTGCCAGTGGTTGGGCACTAAAGGGGACTAAAATTGAATGCTAGATGAAATACACCACTCGGTGCCGGAAGGACTGTGTATGGCATTCTACAAGGGTACAAGACCTGGTCTCTACGGAATAGCAAATAGGGTAGGTAGATATCTTGATAGGGGTCCATACAGCCATACCGAATTAATATTCAGCGATGCTAGATATAGTGCATCTTCGAGTATAATGGATGGTGGTGTTAGGATAAAGTTTATTGGATACACATCCGTCGGTTCCTGGGACTTTCTACCAATTCCCGATAAAGACAACACAATAGAGAAGAAAGCAAAGGATTGGTTTGAAAAATATGTAGGCGCAAAGTATGACATAATGGGTAATATTCGGTTCGCTACAAATTTTGCCAGAGATAATCCTAATAAGTGGTTTTGTAGTGAGGCGAATCTTGCGGCATTAGGAATACCAGAATCATACAGATATGGACCGTCGGGTGCAGCAACTTTTTTAAGTTGGTATTTTAATTCGGAGATGGTTTATATATGAAATATCTAGCAGCAATTTTTCTTGCTTTGTATTGCTTAAATGGAATGGCGCAGACCATAAAACCGCCAAGGGAATTTAAATGGAGACAGCTACAAAGATGGCCGGATACGACCTTAACTGTCTATATTGACGATAATTCAATCACACAACACGGAGAGTCAATTTCGTCAGGTACTTTTGCAATAAAACCAAAGATGCCTATAGTAATGGTGGATGGGAGCAAAGTCATTGCCGTAATCCGTGTGGCAATGATTGACTGTTCTAATAATATGATAAGTCTTGTTGCTGATGTTTTCTTTAGTGAATTAAAGGGAAAACTTCCAACATTGGATGACAAGTTTGCAACCACAAGAAGCTATCAAGGTGCATTACCGCCTCTGGAAATTGACCCTAGACATCCAGCCCATGTTACCCTTTGTAGACAAATGATTTAGTTTTCATTCTGAGATTCAAAATTTAAAATAGGAATTGTGCGTAGTATTCACGCACAATTTATATACACATACATACGGAATATACAAATGAATAGTGAAGAATACGAATTAATAGAGAATTTCTACGAATCTTTACATATAAACTATCCAAAGATGATGCAGAAGTCCAGCATACGCAATCTTGAGATTAGGGCGGGATGGATACATCTTATTGATGCATTATGCAAACAGCTATATTCATCCTACGAACGAGCCGAAAACCGATTGGCTTACGCACTAAAATCTTCAGATATTAATAAAGGACCGGAGACAATAGACGAGCTACAATCGTCTGTTCAATATGAAGAACAATATCTACCGTCATTACTGCAAATAAAAGAGAAATTTGGTAGATTACAAATCTATGCAAATGTATTTAAAGAATCACATGCAGAATGCATCTCTTTAGTTCAGGAACTTTCTTCGACCACCTGCGAAGAATGCGGAGCAAGGGGCATATTACGTTCTAGTAACTGGTTAAGGACACTATGTGATTCCCACTATTTGAAATC